GCACATGCTCGAATGACATAATACGAAACACTAAATCTTCTTTTTGCATTTTCCTATAATCAATTTCAAATTCTTTTGCAGGTATCTTCTTACCACGTTCTTTTACAGCAGCCGCATGTGCTTGTTGGCTCAATCGTTTAGCACGAGCCCTTTTTGCATCGGCAACAGTTCTAATGTTAATTTTATCTAATGAAGGTAATATAAGGTCGTATTGACCATATGAATCATCAGTATATGAACAGAATGTTGCTTTACTGCGGTGTATTTCAGCTAATAAGTCTTTATTTGTAAGGTATAGCACCTTTTTTGGTTGCCCAATTGTCATCAGTTAGTTCTCCAGTTGTATAAGTAATATAATAGCACATTATTCCGTAAATAAATAGTATTATTAAGAGGAAATATTACCAAAATGGCATTACCTAAAATAGCACCACTAGCAATACTTGTAGCCGGCGTAGCCGTAGCTGTTGACCAACAACAAAAAGCAGCACTGAAACAAGTGCCCGATGCTGCCAAAGAAGCACTAGACAAAGCAAACAGTTTGCGTAACGGCGATCTTGGATCTGCGTTAAACCAAGCAACTTCAGATATACAAGGTTTTGCTTCCACTGTTGGCGGCAATGTTTCAGGAGCACTTGATACTGTGTCTACTAAGTTAGGCGCAGGCAGTATATCAGATTTTGCTACTGATGTTGGCACTGGTGTTAGCAATGCATTTAGTTCCGGCGTAGATGCGTTAGGAACAGTCAATAAAGTGTCCGGCAGTTTAAGCGAAATTTCATCTACTATATCTAAATTAGGTATTGGCGGCGACTTAGCAAGTGGTTTCCAAGATGCGGCTGCACGGGTTGGTGCTGCTGCTGGTGTTTTAAATAATTTGTTAAGTCTCAAAAGAGGTATAAATCTCCCCGCAGGTGGCGAACTGTTTCAAACAGATGCCCCAGGTATTAAAATGTCAGCTACTAATCCTAATGATTGGCGTGTAAGGATTAAAGCCCCTTTTGATCTATTTGGTAGTAACCCATTATTTGATATGTTAAAAAATACTGACGGTGTTGTATTTCCATACTTGCCAGAAGTAACATTCTCCACATCCGCAAATTACACACAAATTGATCCTGTTCATAATAATTATCCTTATCAGGCTTACAAGAACTCACAAGTGGACGCAATCAGCATTGCAGGCAAGTTTACAGCTGAAAGCGAACAAGATGCACTATATTGGATTGCAGCAACTACGTTCTTTAAAACGTCAACGAAGATGTTTTTTGGTCAAGGAGCAAATCAAGGTAACCCACCAATTATATGTAAGCTGAACGGATACGGTGCAAACGTGTTTAACGATGTACCTGTAGTAGTTAAATCTTTTAGCGTAGACTTTCCAACTGATGTTGATTACATTCAGTGTAACTCTGCTTCACAGGGAGCTAAGCCAACATGGGTACCTAGACAAAGTACTATTTCGATAGAAGTACAACCAATTTACAACAGAACAAAAATGAGACAATTTAGTTTAGAATCGTATGCCAACGGTACACTGAAGGGGTATGTATAATGGCTGTATATAATAATAACTCACCGTATGCAACAACAAGTCAAAATTCTTTGTATTTAGAATTACTAGATATTAGACCAGTTCCAGCAGAAGATGACGATGTGCTTTACACAATAGAATCGCATTATACCCATCGTCCGGATCTACTAGCATTTGATCTTTACGAAGATCCTAAGTTGTGGTGGGTGTTTGTGCAACGAAATATGGAAGTAATAAAAGATCCTATTTTTGATTTTGAAGTAGGAACGCAGATTTATATTCCTAAACACAGTAACCTAAAGAAGCATTTAGGAGTATAGAATGGCAATACGCGAAATAACAGATGCTATAACCGGCAGAAAGATTAAAGTAGATACTAATAAACCTGGTGGTACTGACAATCCTTTTAAAAATACAGCAGATTATTATGCTTGGATCCGTGCTGGCAAACCTAACGATTGGCCGCCAAGTGCCGCAAACCGAGTTCAAAATGGAGGTGGTAATTGGCTTCGTCCTAAGCTAAGACCAGATGGGTTGAAAGTTCTTGATACTATTGAGTCACAAGCTACTAATATTAAAACAGGAATAGCGACTATCAAAGACTCACTTGAAACAAACAATGGAGCTTCTGCGTTTATTGACAAACATATGAACAAGAACTCTGCAGGTAAATCAGAAAGTGGCGAAGTAACTAACGTTGGAGAGCCTAGCAAAAAAGCAACTAGAACTTTGCCTAATATTGTTGAGAATCCGTTAGAACAGTTTGCTTCAATGACACCGTTATGGACTCTTGCAGTTCTAACATCGGATCAGTTTAACAAGCCTGATAGCTATAGATCAGGAGACTTATCATTTGCAAAGCATAAGCAAAACATTTTTATTCCAGGCGGCAAAGACAAATCTAGAACATTTGAGTCAGGAATTATATTTTCATCTGCAGGACGTGGCGATGATGCACGAGTAAAAACAGCATCCGGCGTACCTGAATTTTTTATTGACAACTTTAGAATGTCAGCAGCAATTAGTGCTAGTGAAAAAACTGGTAATACAAATGCGCTGAATTTTGACTTTGATATTTTTGAACCATATAGTATGGGACTATTATTAGAGTCTATGCAAGTTGCTGCTATTAAAGCTGGTTGGCCAAACTATCTTGATGCACCGTATCTTTTAAAACTTGACTTTCAAGGCTTTGACGAAGACATGGCAAAACGCTCATCAGTAAAATCAAAATACTTTGTTCTAAAATTTAAAACAGTAACATTTGACACCAACGAATCAGGTAGCTCGTATAAAGTGTCAGCATTTCCGTATAACCACATTGGTTACTTAGATACTATTAATATGTTGTTTAACGACATTAATATTTCTGCTCCTAACAAAGGAACAGTTGAAGAAATGTTAAAGTCTGGTCCTAACAGTTTAGAAAAAGTTTTAAATGATAACGAGCTATCTCTTATTACAGCAGGCAAGTATTCAGTGCCAGACGAGTATATAATTGAATTTCCTGAAAAGTCAGGAGACTGGGTTACTGCTCAAAAGAAAGATTCAAATAATTCTAATAAAGGTGCAACTGATAAATCTTCATCAAGTACAACAGTTGTTGGTGGAGGTGGACAAGTAACTAAAACTGCATTTGGTACAAACCCTATTGGCAAAGCCTCGTTTGGATTTGATGCAGAGCAAGGCGGCAACTTTAACTTTTCTAGAGCAGGCGATGCATACAATGAAGAAACTGGCAGAGTTGACAGATTTAAAATGTCAATTAATCAAAAGTCTAGAGAATTCTTGTTTACACAGAAGCAGCCGCTAACAGATGTTATAACACAAGTAATTTTAAGTTCAAAATATGCAGTTGACGCTATCAGCGGAACCCAAGCATCAAATAATCTAACACCAGAAGGTTATATTAAATGGTTTAGGATCGATATTCAAGTTGAGTTTTTAGGGTACGATGTACAAATAGGTGATTTTGCAAAACGATACACTTATAGAGTTGTGCCTTATTTTGTTCATCAGAGTATATTTAAAACTCCTGGGTCAGCAGTTAATACATTAGCCCTTCAAAAAACAATTGCCAAACATTATCAGTATCTCTATACAGGACAAAATACTGATGTTTTAAAATTTGATATTCAAATTAATAACTTATTCTTTACAGGCACTGATCCAACTAATCCTGCAAATACTTCAAGTGAACAAAATCAGGATCAACGTTTTACTGTGTCATCACCACCCGTAGGAACTAACACACCTAAGCCTACTAACAGCGAAGCAACAGCAGGTAATCTTGGTAAAACAAAAACTAAGAGAGACATTGCTGCAATGTTAAACCGACAGGGCGGTAGTGGATTTAAAGATGTTGAAAAAACAGTTGCTGATAGCTTTCAAAAAGCATTTACGCAAAACGGAACAACAGACTTAGTTAAATTAGATTTAGAAATTTTAGGCGATACATACTGGCTAGTTGACAGTGGAATTGGAAATTATGTTGCATCCTCCAAGCCACGTTCAATGACAACCGGTGACGGATCGGCTAATTATGAAGGACAAGACGTTTACATTTACCTTTCATTTAGAACTCCAATTGATGTTAATACAGAAAGTGGACTTTATGATTTTAAAAATTCAGCACCTAGTCCTTTTAGTGGAGTATACAAAGTAATTAAAGTTGATAGCGAATTTAGAGCAGGTAATTTTACACAGACCTTAAAATGCTTAAGAATGCAACAACAAGAAGTTGACTTTAACGGCCAGTTACCAAAAGGCGCAGATACTAATACACCAGCTGTTGTACTTGGTAATAAAGTTCCTGAGAAAACTAACATAACACAGCAGATTGCTACTGCTAAAGATTGGACAACTTTATCGTTTGACAATTTAATAAACGCATCAAAGCCTGGGGGATCACTTGAAACATCTGCAAATGAATTCTTAAAAAGTTTAGGACTTCCGACAGGCCCAGCAGGGTCATTAAAACCAGCAAGTTCGGAATCGTTTAAATCTAAACCTAAGTTAATAGAAAAACGTCGACAGGCAAACGGTACTCTTGTAAACTTTAATATTGATAGATCACAACCGTTTTCAGAATCGTTTGATTCTGAAGGAAACACAATTAGAATTTATGGAGAGATTGTAATATAATGGCTATCGAACGTAGAACAAGACAACAACCAACAGGTGCAAATTTAGGATCCGGAGCATATCTTGCAAAAGTTATTAGTGTTTTAGATCCGACGTTTAACGGCAGACTAAAAGTTACTCTTTTAAAAGATCAAGGTAACGAGTTAGGCGTTGAAGGTAAAACCTATGTTGTAAATTATGCTTCTCCTTTCTTTGGATATACTCCATTTGAAGCAATGGGTATGAATCAAACAGATTTTAAAGATACACAGCAATCTTATGGGATGTGGATGGTACCGCCAGATGTTGGCGTAACTATTATGATTATGTTTATAGATGGCGACCCTGCAAACGGCTATTGGTTTGCATGTGTTCCTCCAAGATTTTCTAATCACATGGTGCCTGCTATCGGAGCAGCTGATACTGACCCAACACAAGAAGGCCGCAGTTCTCTAGTTGCATTAACAGAAGAACAGAAAAAATATTATAACACTAAACAGCCGTTGCCAGTTGGTGAAATTAATAAAAGACATAATATTAATGACCGTGAAACAGATGCAGAAGCAATTCCTAAACCGTTACATCCAATTGCAGATAGATTTTTAGCACAGGGACTTTTAGAAGATGATGTTAGAGGAGTTAGCACTACAACTAGTAGGCGCAACAACCCTAATGCAGTTTTTGGTATTAGCACTCCTGGCCCATTAGATTATTCATCAACAGGAAAACGCTATCAAGTAGGAACAACTGAAAGTCAATCAGTTGCTATTCCTGTTACAAGATTAGGCGGAACACAGTTTGTTATGGACGATGGCGATGATCGTTACATTAGAAAATCTGCTCCTAATACCGGACCTGTAGAATATGTTGAAGCAAGTGATGCAACTCAAGCAGGTATAACAGATCTTCCTTATAATGAATATGCAAGACTTAGAACACGTACAGGACATCAAATACTTTTACACAATACTGAAGATTTAATTTACATTGGTAATGCTAAAGGAACAGCTTGGGTCGAACTAACCTCTAATGGAAAAATAGATGTTTTTGCAAACGATAGCGTTAGTGTACATTCTAAAAATGATGTTAATATTAAAGCAGGTAGAGATATCAATATGGAAGCAGGACGTAATGTAAACATTAAAGCAACTGCTCAATACCAGTCACCTGATAGTTTAGATCAACCCGCAAAAATTGAAGATGCTCTTAAACAAGAGAGTGGTAGAGTACAAATAGAAAGTGCGTTCAACACTAACATATTAATTGGTGCTAACGGAAAAATTGAAACAAGAACTTATAACAATGCAGCTGATGAGTCTATTGCTGGAGATTTAGATATTTCAGTCGCTGGCAATCACAGACATTATGTTGGCGGAACTACTGATATTCAAACAATTGGTGATAGATCAGACACACAAGCAAACTGGGATATCAACACCGGCGGATACAATTACTTAACATCAGGCGCTAATACAGAAGTTGCCGCAGGCGGCGACATTCTTATGTCAGCAAGTCCTAACATACACTTTAATGGTCCAGCAGCAACAGGAGCAGCACAGGCCGACACTGCATTAACAATTACAGATTTAATTACATACGATAATATAAGAACAAACCCAGATAAAGAATGGTCAAGCAGTAAATTCTTAGACGGCACAATTCCATCTATTATGCGTAGAGTTCCACAGCACGAGCCTTGGGCATTGCACGAAAACCAAGCACCTGGACAAACAACTCCATCAGCAACCGATAGAGAGGAGAATCAATAATGGCAAAACTATACAATAAGAAAACAGTATCGACTAACCAAGCATCTGTTGGATCAGCTGGTTCAACAGTTTATACTTACAAAGGGTTTAGTTCGCAAAACCAGCCAGACAACTTTAAACTTTATGATATTGATCTTGTAAAGCAAGATATTATAAATCATTTTTATATTAGAAAAGGTGAAAAATTAGAAAATCCTAATTTTGGAACTATCATTTGGGATATGATTTTTGAACAATTTACACCCGAAGTTAAAGATTTAATAGCACAGGATGTACAAGATGTGATAAACTATGACCCTAGAATAGTTGTAAATCAAATAAGTGTTGATAGTACAGAAATGGGAATTCGCATCCAAGCAGATGTAACATATGTTCCATTTAATGTTACTGAAAGGATGCAGTTTGATTTTGATAAAAACAGTTCGGTTATAAAGTAAGCACTTAATAAACATTGGTAAATACAGTATAGGATTAAACAATGAGCACAACGTCAAGACAAAACAACTTACTACTTAACGAAGACTGGACCCGTATCTACCAGACATTCGCTAATGCAGATTTTAAATCATACGACTTTGAAAATTTAAGACGTGTGATTATTACGTATCTGCGTGAAAACTACCCAGAAGATTTTAACGATTACATTGAAAGCTCAGAATACCTTGCGCTCATTGATGCTATTGCATTTTTAGGTCAAAGTCTTTCATTCCGTATTGATTTAGCTTCTAGAGAAAACTTTATTGAACTAGCAGAACGTAAAGAAAGTGTATTACGTATTGCTAAAATGCTTAGTTATAATGCTAAACGTAACGTTCCTGCAAAAGGGCTGCTAAAATTTACATCAGTTAGCACAACAGAAGAACTAATTGATAGTAATGGTAGAAACCTTGCAAGTCAAGTAATTCGTTGGAACGACCCAACAAATACTAATTGGGCAGAGCAATTTATTTTAGCACTTGATGCTTCAATGTCTGATAACACAAAATTTGGTAGAAGTCAAGGTACTGCTACTATTCAAAGTATTCCAACAGAACAATATAGATTTAGATCAATTGGTACTGATGTTCCTTTGTTTAATTTTGCTAAATCGGTAGCTGGCAGAAATATGACTTTTGAAATTGTAAGTACTTCTTTTAAAGATGCTGAAGAACTTTATGAAGAGTCGCCAACTCCAGGCAATCAAATGGGGTTTGTTTATAGACAGGATAACAAAGGCCCTGCAAGTACTAATACAGGGTTCTTTCTACAGTTTAAACAGGGTGCATTAGAACTAGCAGATTTTACTATTCCTTCGCCGTCAACAAATGAAAAGGTTGCAATTGATACGTCAAATATTAA